TTGGGTCTTTGTCTGGGTTTCAGAGTTGTGCTCTTCCGATCTGTTTTTTTTTTTTTTTTTTATATTTTACGTAGTAAAAGCAGGAAGAATTACAAATTAATGTAATCACCTAGGCAAAAGGTCAGCCTGTTGGAAAGTCGGTGCAGTGCGTGGAACAAGTTTGTGTTCGAGTTCGTATTCATGCATCGTTTTCGCAGAGGGGGGAATGACATCTGGGGCATTGATGAAGTGGGCGAAATTCCATTTTGGAGCATACTCAAGGGGACCTTGGTAGGATTCAAAACATTTGCGAATTGCGTTAAAAGTTGGGAACTTAAGGTGTTCAGTTCTAAACATTAATTCATCTAAGGTGCCTTTTGATAGCATTCTAGATAGGTCGAGTTCTGCTTTAGGATCAAACTTATGGAAAGGAAGAAACATGCAGAATACATCATAACAAAAGTCGTAAAATTTGCGATCTTGTGCAGCGGATGCGTAAGCGATACCAATAGCACGAGTAGACATAGTGTGAAACTTTATCTTGTGCTCAGGATAGCAGAGTTGGGCTACTAGCTTGTCAATGGGTCGTTTTGGCATTCCAAAGTTGCACTGATAACCAAGAGACTCTATTTTAGAGCGGAGCATGGTAATGACAGATTTTGACTTTGAGAGGGTCATGTTGTAGCGACGGAGGGCGTAGGACTCAAGGAACGTTACAAAGAGTGTTAAACGTGAGAGAGACCAGTGGGTGAAACCAGAGTTGTCGTCTCCAAGTACAAAAAGGACGAGGGAACGAATGTCTTCATCAGAGGTACCGTATTCAATTAGTGCGTCAATCAATAGATAAAGATTAGCGAACGAGTCGAGGTACTGAGTGTTGAAGAGACCGGAAGGTACACCAGCGTGGAGACGCCAGTAAGCATAGCCATCAACGGAAAGGAAGGTCATGTTATTGTACCATAGATGTAGAAAGTGGAGGAGGTTGTCCATTCTTGTGTACATTTTATGTTCGGTTAGGTCTGGATAATTAGGGTATTCGTAGGTAGGAGCATAGCCATGAGAAATGACGATGAGGCGACGAAGGAAATCAGTATAGTATAGATCGGTGATGATTCGGGGAAGATGTTGGTCATAGCCGGACCAGTCAATGGTAAAGAAGGTTTCAAATTTCAGGGCCAGATTATCTAGGTAGCAGTTGGAGCCACGGATAGTTTCTAGTCCATACATAATACAGCAAGAGGGTTTACGAGCTTGTATAAGGAGTGGAAAGGTGAGCATTGATTCGATGATAACGAAAAGGTCATCAACGGCGTACACGGGGCGTACTTTCAATGTCTTGTCACGATCGGAGATGTGATTTCTAGTGAATAAAATAGTTGGGTAATCAAGGAAGAAGTTCTGATAATGGTCGATTAAGTCGTAGATTTGGTTGTCGGATAGTTCTTCATCTTCGGGAGCGAAGGCGAGGTTAAAGGGCATGCCAGTATCTTTGATTTTGTGAATGAGTGTGCGGGCGTTTTCATATGTTGCATTGTAGAAATAGCCTTTGGACGTGGGACGGTCTTTATACTCTTCAGGGTGTGAAAATCGAGCGTGGGCGCGTTGTTGATAGGAAAAGCGGTTATGGTAACCGGTTCCAGTAACGAGGGGGCGTTTGTCATATTGCGTGTCGACGAAGTGGATCGGAAGGTAAGGAGTACAGTCTAAAAAACGAAATACGTGTTTAAGGACATGTTCTTTGCGATCAGAGTCGAGTGGAGCGGAGGGAACTTGGGGCTTGTTGAAGTCACGGAAGGTACCGTTTGTTGTGCCAGCGGGGCGGCAGAATTGGTTGACATAAGGAAGGTAGGTAGGATACTTTCGGATAATTAGATCACGTAACATTGGATGGATGTCAGGACCGAAGTCTGTGTCACCAGGGAGGTAGGATTCGTGGGCGTCGAGTTCTTCATCAGGGTGGAGAGGGCGTGTTGTTGCGGGATTCTCGGTAATGATGTGACCGGAGTGGTATTTGTGAGGGATCAGTTTTAAACCAGGAGCGGGAATGCGGTTTTCGGGAACTTGTTCAGTGTCGTTGAGGGGTCGTCGGAGTTCGAAAGGTTGTTCGCGGGATTCATCGTTGATACGATAGGAATTGACGATTGTTGTATATTCGGACTGATAGATCTTGAATAGGTCGGACTTGCTTGTTGGATTGTAAGCGTGAGCGTACATTCGGCGGGTGTCGGAGTCTTGGATCTTGTCGATAACTTCTTGTGGGGCATCTGGGTTCTTTTGGAAAAGTTGCCATTCTCTTTTGATTCGAGCTGCGCG